GTAACTTACGAAGCAACCAACCTTCCGGCCAACCTTGAAGTCGAGGAAGCTTGCCCTTCGGTCTTCACGGCTCAAGGACTTTACGACAAGAGACCAGGTGATTATGCCAAGTGCGTTCAAATGTTAGCCCAAGGCTCTCCGATCACCCGGATCAAAAAGGACTTGAAGATCTCCCATAATACGATTGCAGTAGTCCGCTCGAGAGAGCAAGAGGTGATCGATGCCTCGAAGAAAGTAATGCGCGGCTTGATCGGAGTTGCCAGCCAAATGGCCGTGGAACAGATGATCGAGAAGCTCGAGAACGATCAAATCCCTGCCGGGGTCCTTCCAATCGCCACCGGTATCCTGATCGACAAGCATAGACAATACGAAGGCGAGCCTACCCAAACGATAGAAGTAAAGAAGACTCTTAGCCTGGACGAGATCAAGGCCGAGCTGGCTACTTTAAAGGATGAGAAAGTGGTCGAGGCGGAGGTTACTGACATCTCACTCGGAGAGTAGAGGAAAAACTACCCAGACTAGCAAAACACCAATGAAAATCAGAAGAAATGGTCCGCCGTCCCAACCATGGGATGCGACCTTTAGAAGTGGTAACTTTCGGGTTACCTACCGTGTGACAACCCCACAAGGGAAGGAACACTACGACCTAGCCAAGCGCAAGGCCACCGAACTAATGGAAAAAGACCCTATCTGGGAGGAAGACAAGGCAGAGATGATTGACTACGATGCCGGGGCCATTAACCCCGGGCTTGAGGTGCTCAAGTATGCCAAGCCACGAAAGCGCCCCACTCAGACTTGGGTTGGTGGTAAAATCTCCGAAGGAGGATACTGGAAGAAGTCATGAGCGATCTATACATAGTATGTAGCAAGCCCTTGAGCGGTCAGTTTGACGGGCTCTCTGAGAAGATCACCATAGGTGATGAAGTCATGCCCATCCCGCCCGATCAATACGGCCCGGGATTTGACGGGGGAATGATGCCATCGGGTACGCAAACCCTTACCAAGTCCCTCATTGATGGGGAGTGGTATCAGGAGACCTCCGCCCGTCCCGCATTCCCCTGAATGACCTGACGGCGGGCAACCTGTTTGCCTGTTTGCCTGTTTGCTGGTTTGCTTGCCTGTTTGCCTGAATGACCTGACGGCCCGTTTAGCGGTTTGACGCTTTCGCCTTGTGGACATATTTGGCGATTTTCAGGGCCGGGGACATGGGAGGTTCTTGCTCGGGGGAATTGACTGCATCGATGAAACCTTCTATGATCCATCTGTAAAGTTGGGAATCGCTGTCGAGGGACATTTCCCCGGCAATCGTGTGAACCTGTTCGTGTAGTTCGGCGGGCATTCTGATTGAGATCGAAACTTTTTTGGCGCGTGGCATGTCAACCCGTGTATATGTTCTGACAAAATCAGTCGAGGTTGAATTTGCCGGATCGACGATCAATGGATCGCCGTGCTATTGATCACCGTAGCACGTAAATCGGGAAGCCGAGTCTTGATTTTCAAGGTTTACCCGTTTGGCAGACCTTAATGCGTTTGCCACGATGCCGTTTAAAGCCCCGTGAGCACACCTAGGGCTTGCTTTTAATCAAAAGGAGGGTAATCGGACACATTCACCCCTAAAGCCTCCTAGAGCCTCCTCTGCCATTCTCCAGAATGCTCTTTCCCTCGTACCCTTGTACCTATTCGCCCTTTTCGAGCCTTCCGAGGGTACGAGGTAGGGTCGAAGCACCAAAGGCTTGATACGGTCAAGGGGTTCTCCGAATGAATCTTCCAATCGATGGCCTTTTCTTTCGATGACACTCCCGAGCTTGTAGGCTGAAGAACCGTGGTGGTGGCGTTGACCGGCCAAGGGCATACGCCTATGGCTATTGGGCGAGCTTGCGAGCCCATAGTCATAGCGTAAGCCACTACCACTTCCAGCCTGTTTAAATAGTAGTAGTAGTGGTGAGTTATATATAAGGGCCACCACTACTACTAACCAGTGTAGTTCCGTAGTCGTATAGTTCAATTAAGAAGTTTTACGGAATATATGATTTCCTTACCGGGTCCTCGATCTTGGGCATCGATTTTTCCTTTCAAAAGTCTGAGGACGGTTCTCATCTTGTCCTTGCTGATCGGATTATCGGTTTGCTCGGAAAGTTTGTCGGCGAGCTTTTGCAGTCCCATGACTGAATCCTTCTTTAGAATCTCGAGTGTTTTTTCGGCAAGATAGGCGTTGAGTTTCCTGTTCTCGGAAGCCTGACCGGCTTTTCTTAGGGTCGGCTCGAGGTCGGTTTTGTGGATGAAGTTGGGCCAGGAGAACTCGACTACCCTCTTTTCGGGGGTAGCAAAGTTTCGAAGGGTCCCCTCGAGGACGAGGTGATGCTCTTCCTCGTGCGGGGTGAGGGTTAGGATGGCATCGGGATCTCGAGCGAACACCCCGGAGCCGCTCGCCCGGTCGATGTGGTCCGTCTCCGCCTTGTTCCCCTTGGAGAAGTGGTGGGCATATACGAATGCGCACCCCAGCCTTTCGGAGAATGATTCCATGACGTCGAGGACTTTGGCGACTGATCCTGCATCGTTCTCATCGTAATCCCCGCCGAGTTTGTAGAATGGATCGACGATGACCATGTCGGGGGTAAAATCCTTTATCGCCTGGATATGGAGGGCGAGATCCTCGAGCGAACGCTTCTGTCCTCGGAGCCCGCAGTATCTGAAGTTCTTCGTCTGAAAGTAGTCGTTTACCGGGCTGTTCATAATCTCCTTGAATCTTTCCTCGGCCAGTCGGGGGATGAGCTCGAAGTCGAGGTAGACGACTTTGCACTGGCGGTTTACGTTGTGACCGAGCCAAGGAAGTCCGTTTGCGGCGGCCAGTCCGAGATGCATGAGGGCCAGGGTCTTTCCTGCCTTCGACGAGCCCGATATGATCATCTTGCACCCTTTGTGGAGAATGCCCTCGATCAGGATCGGAGGCAGGGTCGAGGGATCGCTCGCATTCGCCATGATCTGAAACAGGTCGATGAATACGGGCGGGGGGAGGGGATCGGAGATGGCATCGTTTACGTGTACCTCGATGGCCGGTTCCTGATAGGTCGAGGTGGGGGGCATCCCCGCCAGCATCTTGTCGATCTCATCGGCTTTCGCCAACGTCTTTGGGTTTAGGAAATCTTCTCTTCTTGCCATGATATTTATTTTATGGGTTTAGCGCCAATCGTGAGGACCAGCATTGGTTGTGAATTTATGGGATTTCGGACAATGATAACTGTCCTGCCCACTAGTAATTTGTCGGCTGTGGCGAGTGCTTGATCGACCGGTAGGCCGAGGCGCTGGAATCTCCTGACCGCTTTTGCCTGGTTGATGAATTCATTCATTCAGTCCTTCCAAAAGATGATCGGTTGCTGGGCTTGGAGGGGCTCACCCTGTTTCCTTCGGGTTCCCCAAGGCAGTCGGCAAAGCTGGGAACCGTTTGCAAACCTGACGTCTCCGCCTAGCTTTTGTGACAGGGTGAGAAAGTCATCCCTTCGACCGGGTTTCCAATGAAACCAGGCATGGAGACTTTTCCCGCCGGAGGAGACGACCATCTTGAGCGGGCAAATTGACTGGAGCTGATCGATGAGTCCGAGCTGTTGCTCGAAGGATATTGATTTGTCATCGACTTCGTGGAGGAGATATTTTCTTTGCCCGTTCAGATTGCTCTCGTTCCTACCGGTCGGGCTTTCGACTGACGGGTTGTGAGTGGTGTACTGGTAGGATTTGAGATCCATGGTTTTCCACTCCCCTACCCTTTTGAAGCATTCCAAGGGTTTCGAGTATAGCTCGGGCTGGATGAAGATTACGTCATCGTCATCGAATAGACCGCCAATCGCCTCCGCCCCGCTTGACGGGATTGGATCGGATGCGAGCATGAACTCCTCGTAAGTGTTTTCATTTCCGACGTATGCTTTTTGAAGGGCGGGGTCGGCCTGTTCTCTTTTCTTTTTTACGGTCGAGCGGTTTGGATTGGCTAGGTAGTCGTAAGCGGAAAGGACGAGGTTTTTGATTTCATTGGGCTGGCCATCCCGAAGGTTTGCATCCTCGAGCAGACCCGTGAGCAGTTCGATTGCTTTGGCGGGGTCTTCGACATGCTTGCAGACGATCAGGGACAGGGGGGTCAGGACTTGATTATGCAGGGAGAACTCTCCTCGTGGGAGTCGCTCGAAAAAGCTTCGGAGTTCTCCTTTCAGGGTGGCCACTTACTCATCGCCCCTCTCTATTATCCGGGCAATTTGCTCGGTGACCTTTTCAATTGCCCCTCGCTCGATCCGATTGATCAGTTTGCGGGACAGGCCGGTCTTTTGGGCAATCTCTCTTTGGGACATGGTCTGACCCGGTCCGGTCTCTCTTAGGAGGTTGCGGATTTTGGCATCGGCGGCCATTTTCCTAGCGGTATTATCGGGGGATCTCTTCTTTCCCATCCTCGCCCACCGTTACCCATTTATCGATAAATGCCTTTGGAAGTCCCGCCTCGGACACGTGCTGATCATTCTCATCCGGCTCGAATCCCTTCCGGCTGACGTGGATGATCTTGGTGAGGATTTCGTTAGTGACTCCCCAGCGTCTGATCGCCCAAGCCTCGTTCGGAAAGCGGACGTCATCGAAGATTATTGTCTGCTTGCCTATATAGGGATGGACCATGCGATAGGCGGCATCTACCCAAATGTTCGGGTAGCAAGTTTCCCTGCCAAAGGAAGTCCCGAGCTCCTGTAGCATGTATCTTACGGTGCAATGCTCGGGAAAGCCGGGAGGGACTTCCTCCTTCAGATTTATCCATGCCTCGTCGGGGAGGATGGTAATGAGCATCTCCTTGAGAGGCTTGGCGAATGAGAAGACCATCCCGTCCAGGGTCTTCGCATAGGTCGATTTCCCTACCCCTTTCGGCCCGCATAGTCCGATGATTTCTACAGCCATGGCAAGAGCAGCCGGGAGAGTCCGATGAGTATTGAGGTCATGACCAATATGCCGGTGGCCACGGCGAGTAGGAAGAGCAGGATTGCGCCTAACGTTTTAAGTGGTTTCATAAATCTCATTCAGAATCAAAATGAGGAATGGGACCGTTCTCGTCGGAAATAGGGCCATACAACTCCCTGAGAATTGCAAAAAGACCTTTTATTAAAGTATCCCTTTCGGAGCTTCCTTTTAGTATAATCTCAACTTGCTCAGATTGTTCTCCATTAACCTCCATGCAAGTACCACCCTCATCCTTAAAAAGTAATTTAACATATCCCCCGTAGCCGGCATCTCCCGGATGCACACCGTTATGTTCGACGGTTACGGAAAACAGATTTGCTGAACTAAAATTTTGATATACTTTTCTTATGTTATATATATTTTCCATTAGTAGTGTGTTTTAATCTCCCCCTCCGCCGCCAAGGGTAGGCCCGGCATGTAGGAAGGTTCCTCGGTTAGTATTTTTATGAGTAAGTCTAGAGCCGCCTGTCCCTCTTGCTCCGCAACCTCGACAGTTATCGAGTCATGGACGTGGAGACAGACGGGTAACCCGGCGGCCTCCGCCCGAATGATCGCATCGGAAAAGATTTGGCGGGCTTGGCATTGGACTAGGTTCTCCATGAGTAGCCCGCCGTAAAGTTTTGACCTCCCCTGCCCTCTTACCTTCTGAGCGGTAATCTCGCCCTTGTCATCGACTTGCACGTTAAAGTATCTGATGGGAGCCTCGTCACGGGTTTGAACGACTACGCACTCGGGTGTGTGCTTGGCCTGTTCCCTGACGAAATCCTCGAGGGCTTTCCATTGCTCGACGATTAGCGGGTTGTTCTTGCGGTAGTCATTGACTTGCTTCTTCGATTCGGCCTCGGTCATCTTGAGCTTCCCACCGGTAAGAGCTTCGGCGACTTGTCCGAACTTCCTGAATCCGCAACCGTAGCCCAGTCCGAGGACTCTCGCCTTGCATAGGTGGCGAAGTTCCGGGGCGAACTCCTTCATCGGTTCGTCATGTGTATATAGTCCTGACGCTCGACCGTGGGCCTCGTACAGATCGATCCCCCCTCGGACTAGGCCGAGAAAGTCCATGTCTCCTACCAAGTACGCTAATACGCGCGGTTCTATTTGTGAGAGGTCGGCTGATACGATCACCCGCCCTTCGGATGCCTTCAGGCATCGCTTGGCCGAGGTGCCTTCGACTTCGTCCCTTGGTATCCCGTGAAAATTTATCCCGCCCGTTCCCGAGAATCTTTTCGTATGTGTCGCCCCGCAATATAGGAGGCGAGTGGATACTCTTCGGTCGGGTCGGGTTCGGAGGATCAGCCCGGTATAGAATTTGTTCGCCTTGTTCGCCTTCCGCCATCGGGTCATGGCATCGAGCACGGGGGCATGTTGCGGATGCTTTGCCTTCCAAACGAGGACTACGGGATCATCCTCCTTGGTCGATGGAGGGGCTTTTACGCCTTGCATAGGTGGCGAAGTTCCGGGGCGAACTCCTTCATCGGTTCGTCATGTGTATATAGTCCTGACGCTCGACCG